TTTGATTTTGCGGTAAAGGTCGATGGCTTTTGCTAGACAGACGAGAAGAGCGGTGACGGCACCTAACGCGAGCGATGCCGTCTTGAGGTTCGGGTCTGAGAAAATCGCGTTCCCGAGAATGCCAATGAATGGCCCACTAGCAGCAGCAATCATGTCTCGCATAAAGTGGGACTCGGTCATGGTGTTGTTTTAGTTGGCGGCGACTTCTTGAAACGGTTGCTTGGTAGCTTCCAGAATCAGTTCGAAGAGAGGAAGTCCGGCTCGGATATTGTTGACATTCCCGGCTTTCATTCCGATGTCGACGAGTTGCAGGAGTGCGTTGGTTTGTTCGATGGTCAGTTCAATTTTAATCATGCCGCGAGAACTTTAGCCACTGCGGTATTCTACGCAACCAAAACCGGCTTCGGCACCCATGGCAACGGCTTTGCAACCACGGGCGGGTTGATCTGGTTCTGAATCTGGAGCGATACGTTTGCTTCAATCGCACTCTTGTCCACGCCGTTGGCGTAGCACCAACCGAGAACCTGTTCCGGTTTCAGGTCAGGGTATGGGGTGAATGAACCGGACGGCGGGGCGAACTCGGTGCATCCGGTCGAAACAGCACTGTAAGTTCCGTCAGATGCATGGCAGCTCCAGTTGGCTGTGACGACGACATCGGAAAGCTGACCTTCAGTTTTCCGAACGAACAATTTTTCAACGGTCCAAATGAAGTTCATAAATTAGGCGGAGAAGTAAGTGTATGATCCTTTGAGACGGTATCCGTCAACCCACGGGGTCGCATTGTTGTAAAGCAAACAAGCCGCCGTGGTTCCGGTGCTGTAGAATACCATTCCCATGTTTCCAGTGCTTCCATCTTCTCGGAATGATCCGCAAAATGCGGTGCTTGTGATTGATGTAACCGGAAGCCCGAATTGCAATGAAGAACCGGCTGTTCCCTTATTCACAATCGAAAAGTCGAACGTGCAAACAACGACACGGCCGATTTTGGTGTAGACGGCGGAATTTATCGTTACGGTCGTTGGAGTTCCAGATCCAGCCGTAATAACCGGAGTCCAAGTCCCCTCCTCGTAATCATCCAGCGTATTCGCATCGGACGATGCAACTTGGGTGGCGGGGAAGTTGATACCGCTTGAAAGCTGCAATGCACCTTTTCCAGCACTCGGCGTAACCCCCAACCCAAGTCCGTTGGAGTTCAGGCGCATGGCCTCGGCCGAATTGATTGCCCAACCAAGTTCATTGGCGGCGGGCAAATACATACCGTTGGTCGGCACCGTGGCGCTCGAAGGAATGAACCGTTGAGCGGTGGCGGAGCCAGGACAAACGATGTTGTTGCCGCTCGGCCCGACCGCCGTGTACAGCTCCGTAAAGTTCAGATTGCAATAATCGAACGCCGTCCGCAACGGCGTCCCCGTTCCGTCGTTCGCCGATGCGCCAATGTTGATAGTCTGTTTTGCCATGGTATGAGGTGTTTTCTAAAATTGGGTCTGATCCGCAGTAATGGTCGTCACATCCGCCGTAATCGAAGTCAAATCAGCCGTAAGCTGAAATCCACCAGCACCACCAGAATCATAAATGCGATTCAACAGTGCCAATTCAATCATGTCCATCTCCCACGGAGAACGACATCCAGTAGCCGAAACCTCGGCAATCAGCTCAACAGCTTCCGCGCAAGTGATGGATGAAGAGTCGGCCATGTTATTGGTGAGCTATGAGGAACCACGCTGTTCCGTTGCTGATGAATTCAACCCTCGCCCATTGAGCGGTCAAAACATGAGTCGCCGCACCATCAATCGTTTCAGCACCAAACGGATCGACAGTCACATTGTTCGCGCCAGCATTCACACGCTTCACGAAAAAGATACGACCAACCGCCGTCGCAGCCGGTGGAAGCGAAACCGTAATCGCTCCCGATGTCGAATTTGCGATAATCGCGAAATCACTCGACACAATCGCCGTGGACGCCGTAACCGAACGAACAGTTCCAAACCCAGCAGCATTAGCCGCCGCCGTTCCAGCTCCATCAGCAATGCGATTGAGGAGTGCCAGCTTGGCCATATCACGCTCCCACGGCGAGCGGCATCCAAGAGGCTGAACCTCGCTCAATAGCGTTGCCGCTTCAGTGCATGTAATGTCAGCCATACGCTTTTATCTTTGAATTAAGCCATCGGACCAGCACCACGCTGCATCACTTCAGCAATGAAACCGCCGCCGCCAGGAGCCGTCTCCTCCTCCTCCTCGTACTCCTCCTCACCACGCTCGGCCAACTTCTTGCCCTTCGACTTGTTCTCGTAGCCGGGAATAGCCATGCCATCAATCTCGATGAACTCAGCCTTGCCGTTCTTACCAAGGACAATCGTCGCCATCGTCTGGAACGCCTCGCCTTCCTTCAAATTCTCAGGAATCTCAACGCCTTCTGGAAGAGTAAAACTCGGCATACGGGGAGCATCAGATCCTACTGATCCTTGTCAATGCAAAAGCAAAAACCCGCAAGCCTTTTGGACCTGCGGGTCTGTTAGCTATTCAACTCGAATTACGAGCAGATGATCTGGGTCAGCGCACCAGTGCAACGACGGAAGATAATCGTCATGCCCTGGTTCGTGAAGATCGGCTCCACAGCATGAACGAACTCAGCGTAGTGCTGACCCTTCTTCTCCAGCGGATCGGCACAATCCACATCGAGCTTGTAGGCACCAGTCACCCATTGCCACTCGCCCATGTAGTTGGTCGGCTGCCAGCTCAAGTCGCCAACACGGTTCACCGGGCGAACGATATGACTCTTGATGACGTACGGAGTCGGCACGAACGCACCCTCGTACAAGGCGGTCGTCCAGCTCGGGTTGACGCTGAACACAGTACCCTTCGTACCGGAGGTGCTGGTGAAGGGCTGGATGAGCGTGTACTTGCCGCCAGCATAGCTGAAGCGGGGCGGGAACAGATTCGGAATATGGCGGAAGTTCTTGATGACCCGATTCGCGCCAATCCGCTTGAGCAGCTCAGCACCGGCACCAGAACCCATATCAGCGAAGCGCAGATCCTCACGCAGCGCGGCGTTGTTCTGAGCGATACGCTGAGAAGCCTCCATGCCGATGTACAACGGGAACACCGGACCGTCGCTGGAGAAGCTGATGAAACCCGAACTATCAGGATTCGTCGCGCCATTACGAATCAACGTAGCAGCAGCAACATCCAGCATCTCCTGCGTCAACTCACTCGTCGCCTGGTTCAAAGCCTGACCAGCCGAACCAGTCTGAATCCAAGGCAACTCATTCACACCAGACGGAATCGTCTCCACCTGAGTAAAGGACGAGTCGGCCACCGCCTTGATGGCGTACTTGGCAAACATGTTCTGGTAACGAGTCTCCCACGAACGCTGTGCGCGAATGGACAACTTCTCCAAGTACACACGCAAGAACGCCTCAACTCGATGATCAAAGGTCAGATCATCCTTACACAAGAGCGGACCTTTCAGCGCAAAACGCTCAGGCCCCCAAGTGACAGCGTTGTAACCAACCGGAACGTCATTGTAAGTGACATCGCAAGCACCACCGTTATCGCCGGGGTTGCCGGACGCGAGGGTGATGGCCGACCACTCCTCAGCCGCAGTCGGCTCAATCGAAGTGGTGGTGAACGAGGTCTGGGTCAAACCAGTACCCTGAGGATACTCGCCACGCTCAATGAGGTTCAACCACATCGAACGGTACGAGGCGCGCTTGTAAACGTCCTGCGCGAGCGACTCAGTCGCCACGGCGAACGCATTGAAAACATTAGGACAAGCCATAATGAGTAAAATTAAAACCGACGTTATCTGCGTTATGGTAGGCCATCTATCCACCACACAGTGGACGATTATCCTACCTCACCAATGCGGAACGTCATCGCCGCTTAGACAGTTTGCAGTGGCTGACCAACCCACCACCTCGCTTAAGGTCGTTACACGCACTGACGCATACGAATCCCTACTAAGTCAATCAGATTTAGCGGACTCACTCAACTCCCACTGCTCCGCAATGTAACTCTTGTACCCGCAAAGTTCGCCAATCCTCTCCGGTCTAATGATCTTCGTCTTCGCAATGAATCCCCTGAACGCATACGGCCCAGGGAAACTTCCAGTCATCAACACATAGAAATCCACGCCATCCGTCTTCTTACCCTTACGCGCATCCACCAACAACTTCCCATTCTCGTACTTCGTCGTCTTCACATCCACCCTCATCCCATTCGATAGCACACAGTCATAAAGCGGATGCGGCGGCTCACGCTCCGTATCCAAATCAGGATACACATTGAACAGCTTACAGAACGCTATCTCGCCACACATACCCTCCAAATCAACCGTATGCGCGTCCTCCGAACTGATCTTCAAGTTCACCTTGTTGAACGAACGATTGTTACCGTTCCTATGCTTCGCCAAAAAATGAGCGAGCTTACGTTCTGCATAGGATAAAGAAACTGTTTGACCGATTTTGATTTTGTTTATCATGGTCAAAAGGTCGGAAAATTTTTGAGGGGGGTATCGTAAACGAAGCCCACCCCCAAAAGGGGGCCGCCCCCTAGGCGTCACCGTCCGTGCCAGCCCCTAGGAAAACAATTCTTTTCTGTCCGTCGACCCATAGGACACAAAATGTCCACCTATAGTCTGATAATATACATTATCGGACTGTGTCCGCGTCCGAGCTTCCGTGGACGACAACCTCGGCCGAGGTCCGATCCGGCATCGACCCAAGCAAGTTGATGCTGACAGACGCTTGCTCACCAGCCTCTGACCATCCGAAAACGAGAGCCGACCTCTTAGCTACGCTGTTCAGTATGGTTTCGCGTACGCTTTCGTCCTTAAGGTCCGATAGATCGTAACTGTCTACCCGTTCCAGCGTTGAAGCGGCATCGGCGGCTAGTTTGCTTCGGACGATAGCAGAGAGGCTTTCTAGGGAAACATTATCTTTAGGGGAAATGGTGTTTCGCATCTCCTTCCTCACCTTGGGCAATCCTTCCCTAGAGGCTTTCGAAAGCAAGGTTGACTGATTCAGTCCTAGGTCGTCTGAAATCGCTTTCCATGTTTTCCCGGCGAGGTAGAGGCTTTTCGCTTTCGTCCACTGCTGAGTTGTCATGTCCAGTACCTTGCAATCCAAGGTAGCCTTCCGCAAGGCAAGTTTCCCCCATCTTTACACTGTCTAGTTGCCAGTCGTTTTCCCTCGTTTTCCCCAGCAAATCCGCCCCTTTTGCCCCGTTCTAAAATTATTTCAAAATAAATTTTGCACCTGAGAGGCTTTCGGCCCATAGTGTCCCCAGATGAAACGAGAGCGCATCAAACACCTGATCATTGCCTTGGCAATCGTCGCCCTGGCTATTGCCCAAGGACTGCTTGAAACGACACTCGGCTTCACCCCCAATCACTAAACCCAATGAACGTTCACCTAACCCTTGTCTCTTCAAACGCGAAAACCGGCCCAATTCCGGTGTCAACGTCTGCCGCCACCACCTGCCCAGAAGCCTGCCCATTCAAGAAATCCGGTTGTTATGCGGACTCCGGACCGCTTGCGCTGCATTGGAGCAAGGTGACAAGCGGACAGCGCGGTTTTGATTGGTCTTCCTTCCTTGCCAAGGTCCGCACTTTCCCAGCTGGTCAATTGTGGCGTCACAACCAAGCTGGAGATTTACCGGGTGTCGGTGACAATATTGACGCAACCGCACTAGATGAACTTGCAACCGCCAACACTGGAAAGCGTGGTTTCACCTACACCCATAAACCACTCTCGCTTGGCAACCTGTCCGCAATTCGGTCGGCGAACGAGCGCGGTTTCGTTGTCAATCTGTCCGCCAATTCCGTCAATCATGCGGACCAATTGGCCAAGCTAGGCCTTCCGGTTGCGGCCGTTGTCCCTCAGGACAGCGCGGACCGTTTCACGACACCCGATGGCAACCGTGTGGTCATCTGCCCTGCACAACGCGTTGACGGTTTATCGTGTGACAAATGCCGCTTATGCGCGAAAGGAAACCGTGGCTTCATCGTGGGTTTCAAGCCACATGGAACGGGTGCAAAGCGAGTGGAACGCATCACAACGGCAGGTTGACGGTACGCTTCAATCTATCGGCCGTCGGTAGGTTGACGCGTCTCTTCAATCTCAATCCAAAGCATCCAATCCAAAGCATCCAATGACCAACCGTTATCCCGGCCAATGTGTCCAATGCCACGAATACGTACCTTCAGGCCTTGGCACCGTTACCAAACGCAACCGCGCATGGCGCATAGACTGCAACGCTTGCACCGGCCGCACGCCCGAAAACTCCGGTCTTGTCTGCGTCAAACTATCCTCCGGCTGGACTGGCACCCGTAATGCGCGCGGCCGATGTGAAGATGCTCCATGCTGCGGGTGCTGCTCTTTCTAAGTCTCAATCCACGCATCCAATCCAATGAAAGTCCTTGAATACCTCCGCCCCCGTTCCTTTGAAGAACCTTTCATCCTAGCCAATGAACGCTGGCAATTCGTAACGGTCAAACGAGACGACGGACAGGATGACATCGGCGTGTACCGCTTCGCGACCGACTTGTGCCACGACTACGCGGATTTCCGAAAGCTCTTCAACCTAGCATGATTCCCCGCGAGACGCTATCGGAAACGGTAGCCTCCGGCGGTGAATCATCCAGATTCCCGAATCAACAAATCCAATCCATGCAAGCTATCCAAACCAAATACCTCCCCGCCACCGAATCCAAAGGTTCCCGCATCAAAGCCACGTGCGAGCGTGGCACTTTGACAAT